AGAGGAAGACAATGAGTGTGGGTAAAACCACACTTGTTAATGCTCTTAAGAATGTGCCTGAATTTAAGGATTATAAGTTTGCTACTGAACGTAGTGCTTATCTTAGTTCATTAGGTATACCTTTAAATTACGAGACTACTCTTGAGGGTCAAACTATATTTTTAGCGGAACGTGTAAGTGAAGTTATGCAAGAAAATATTATTACTGATAGAACCATTCTTGATGTAATAGCGTTTACTAAATTAGCTAAAAAAATTAATTATATAGGAGAAGAGAAATTCTACACCTATGCATCTGAGTTTTTAGGCAAATACGATTATATATTCTACATCTCACCAGAAGGAATTGATATAGAAGATAATGGTATTAGAGAAACAGATGAACAATATAGAAAAGATATCGATTACATTATCCGACAATTAATGTTTAAGCACGGAAGTGGTAGAAATTGGCATACTATTAGTGGTTCTACTGAGGAGCGTATTGGACAAATTATGGAAATTATTAAATTTTAATATTTATAGATATGAAAATATGGAAATACATTATAGGGGTGCTAGCAGCACTTGGAGGTATTTTAGCTTTATCTTCATCTAATAAGAAAAAAGAACTTAATAAAAAAGTTCAAGACAATGAAGAAAAAATAAAAATTGTAAAAGCTAAAACTAAAGTTGTAGAACAAAAGAAAAATGTAGCTAAAGCTAAAGCAAGTAAAAGTAAAGCAAAAGCTAAAACTCTTGACAATCAATTAAAAGATACAAAAACCTCAAAAAATATTGTTGATAATTTTGAAAAGAAACATAGAAAAAGAGGCCGTCCACCTAAAAATAAGGCATGAAATATTTATTTCTTAGCATATTATTGGGGGCATCCATTATAAACTATTCCCAGGATACTGTTCAAATTTCTTCTGATGAGCTTGAAGAATTTTTTACGGCTTTAGACACCTTACGTTTTCAAGATTCATTAAAAACCGAATTAATTAAAGAGCTTAATTTTCAAATTAAACTAGGAAAAGAAGTAGCACAATATGATAGTTTAATTATATCCTATAAAGATGAGGAAATTTCGCTATTAAACCACCAAGTAAATCTTTATAAAGACTATCTTAAAAAAGAAGATAAATGGTATAAAAAACAATGGGTGGGAGTAGCTGGAGGATTTTTAGGTACAATAGCTTTAATTAATACTATAAATTATACACTACCGGATTGAGTGATTTAAAACAAATAATAAGGCAGGAATATGTAAAGTGTGCACAAGATCCTATACACTTTATGAAAAAATACTGTATGATTCAACACCCCCAAAGAGGTAGAATCAACTTCCACTTATACCCCTTCCAAGAAAAAGTATTAAAACTTTGGAGAGATAACCCATACTCAGTTGTTTTAAAATCCCGCCAGTTAGGTATTTCTACTCTATCTGCGGGATATTCTTTATGGTTAATGACTTTCCATAAAGATAAAAATGTTTTATGTATAGCTACAAAGCAGGAAACTGCTAAAAATATGGTTACGAAGGTTAAATTTATGTATGAAAATTTACCTTCATGGCTTAAGATAGATTTCGAAGAAAATAATAAATTAACTCTTCGATTAACAAATGGATCCCAAATTAAAGCCACCTCGGCATCAAGTGATGCAGGTAGATCAGAAGCTGTTTCTCTTCTACTAATTGATGAGGCGGCATTTATTGAAAATATTGGTGAGATATGGGCCTCAGCCCAACAAACACTTGCTACTGGTGGTGGGTGTATAGCATTATCTACTCCCTATGGTACTGGTAATTGGTTCCACCAAACATGGGTAAGAGCAGAGGCTAAAGAAAACGACTTTTTACCTATTAAATTGCCTTGGTATGTCCACCCTGAAAGAGACCAGGAATGGAGAGATAAACAAGATGAATTATTGGGTGATCCTAGAATGGCGGCCCAAGAATGTGACTGCGATTTTAGCACATCAGGTGATGTTGTATTCTACCCTGAGTACATGGAATTTATAGAAAAAACCACAATTAGAGAACCTTTAGAAAGACGTGGGGTAGACCAAAATTTATGGGTTTGGGAACCTGCTGATTACACCAGATCTTATATGATATCAGCAGACGTAGCTAGAGGAGATGGTAAAGACTATTCTGCATTCCATATTTTTGATATTGAAAATGCTACTCAGGTAGGAGAGTATAAGGGTCAAGTATCTACTAAAGATTTTGGTAATATATTAGTAGCAATAGCTACTGAATATAACAATGCCTTATTAGTAGTTGAAAATGCTAATATTGGATGGAGTACTATTCAAACTATTATTGAAAAGGGTTACCAAAATCTATACTACTCACCAAAATCCGATCAGGTTAATGTAGACTCATATTTACAAAACTACGAAAACAATTCAAATATGACTGCGGGATTTACAATGTCTACTAGAACTCGTCCTATGGTTATAGGTAAATTTCAAGAATATGTTTCTGATAAAGGAGTTACTATCCAATCTAAGCGTTTAGTAGAAGAAATGAAAACCTTTATCTGGAAATACGGTAGAGCAGAAGCGCAACAAGGGTATAATGACGATTTGGTAATGAGTTTTGGTATAGGTCTTTATGTAAGAGATACTGCATTAAAATTTAGACAGCATGGATTAGATGTTACTAAAGCAGCATTAGGATCGTTCCACAAAACCACAGTAAACTATCAAGGAGCATATTTTTCAACTGGAAAAGATAATCCCTATCACATGGATGATGGGAAAGGAGGCAAAGAAGATTTTAGTTGGCTCTTATAATATTTATTAACACATTATGGCAGATACAAGCGTATTTACAAGATTAAAAAGATTATTTTCTACTGACGTAGTTATAAAAAATATAGGAGGTAATAAACTTAAGGTTTTAGACTTTAGCAATTACCAACAAACTGGTAAAGTAGAGACTAACTCTATGATTGACAGGTATAACAGGTTATACACAACTAACCAAATGCCTGTTTATAATCCCGCCCTTAATTACCAAACATTAAGGACACAATTATACTCAGACTATGAAGCAATGGACACTGATGCAATTATAGCTTCAGCCTTAGATATTTTATGTGATGAATCCACCCTTAAAAATGCTATGGGTGAAGTATTACAAATTAAATCATCAGATGAAAATTTACAAAAAATTCTATATAATTTATTTTATGATGTCTTAAATGTAGAATTTAATCTTTGGATGTGGATCCGCCAAATGTGTAAGTATGGTGACTTTTTCTTAAAACTTGAAATTGCTGAGAAATTTGGAGTTTACAATGTAATCCCTTACACAGCATACAACATTGTTAGAGAGGAAAAAATAAACGACAAGGATATGACTCAAATGGAGGTTAAATTTAGATTTGACCCTGATGGTTTGAGTGGTGGTGGTGAGTATGGTGGCTATTTTGGTGGGCTACAATCAAGTGGAGGAAAAGGTAGTAAAGGTGGAAAGGCTATATATTTTGACAATTATGAAATTGCCCACTTTAGGCTTCTTTCAGATGTAAATTATCTCCCATATGGTAGAAGTTATGTAGAACCTGCTCGTAAACTATTTAAACAGTATACCTTGATGGAGGACGCTATGTTGGTACATAGAATTGTACGTGCCCCCGAAAAGCGTATTTTTTATGTAAATGTAGGTGCTATCCCACCTGCTGAGATAGAAAACTTTATGCAAAAGACTATCTCTAAAATGAAGCGTACCCCTTACATTGATCAAAATACTGGTGATTACAACCTTAAGTATAATATGCAAAACATGCTTGAGGATTTCTATATCCCTGTTAGAGGAAATGATGCTTCTACCAAAATAGAAACAACCCCAGGATTAAATTATGATGGTATTCAGGACGTTAATTATCTAAGAGATAAGTTATTTGCTGCTCTTAAAATTCCAAAAGCATTCTTAGGATATGATGAAAATACTGATGGTAAGGCTACATTAGCAGCTGAAGATATTAGATTCGCTCGTACAATTGAGCGTATCCAAAGAATAGTACTTTCTGAATTAACAAAAATAGCTATTGTTCATTTATACACCCAAGGATATGATGGTGATGATTTGGTTAATTTTGAACTTAATTTAACTACTCCTTCTATAATATATGATCAAGAAAGAGTAGCATTAATGAAAGAAAAAATGGACTTAGCTGTAACAATGAAAGACAGTAAATTATTCCCATCCGACTTTATTTATGACCATCTCTTCCACTTAAGTGAGGATGAATATAATGAATATAGGGATCTTGCTAGAGAAGATGCAAAACGCACCTTTAGACTTACTCAAATAGAGGCCGAAGGAAACGACCCAGTAGAAACTGGTGAATCATATGGTACTCCACATGATTTAGCATCATTATATGGTAAAGGTAGATATTATGACGAGCCTGATAATGTTCCTGCAGGATATAAAGAAGCCGATTTAGGCCGCCCCGAAGAAAAAGCCTCAGACATAAACACCCAAGATGGTAATTTTGGAAAAGATAGATTAGGTGTTAAGAGAATGAAGGGTATTGATAAAAATGATTCGGATGATATTAAACCTTCATATAAAGGTGGTTCTCCTTTAGCTCTTGAGGCAAAAAATGTTTATTTTAAAAATAAAAATATGTTAGATAAAATTCCTGTTAATCGCAAACAGTTAGTGTATGAACAAGATGATGCACTATTAGATGAAAAACAATTAAGGAGTTAAAATCTTTATATATTTATAAAAAATCCCGAGATGAGAATTAAACATTCCAAGTATAAAAATACTGGTCTGCTATTTGAACTTTTAGTAAGACAGATAACAGCCGATACTCTCTCCGGGTCAGACTCACCTGCTTTAAATATTTTAAAAAAATCTTTTACTAAAACTGAATTAGGGAAAGAGTATAAATTGTATGAATCGCTATTTAAAAATAGAAATTTAACTGAAGGAAAAGCAGATATTACTTTAAACACTATATTAGAGGCGGCTCGTAAATTAAATAGAAGTACTTTAAGGAGAGAAAAGTATAATTTAATAAAAGAAATCCAAAACCATTATAATTTAGATGAATTTTTTAGACATCAAGTGGTGGGATATAAAGCATATGCTTCTTTCTATAAATTAATAGAAATATTCAACTCTGATAAACTATCAGAAACTGATGAAATTATTTACAATAAAGTAACAATATTAGAATATCTTACCCAATCTCCAATTAATAAGAAAAGAGTAAAACAAGATTTAATTGAGGAATTTTCCAAATATGATAAAGACTTAAGAGTACTTACCTATAAAGTAATGCTTGAAAAATTTAATGGTAAATATTCTAATTTAAATTCTGGGCAAAAAGAAATACTTAAAGAGTTTATTAATTCTATTGATAATACTCCTCGTTTAAAAGAAATTTACAATACCAAAATAAACGAGATTAAAAAAACACTTGAAGCTCAAGTCAAAAAAGTAAAAGATAACACTACTAAAATTAAATTAGTAGAGGTTATTAAATTATTGAGTGAAATAGATAAAGGTTCCAAAATTAATAATGATGATTTAGTAAATCTTCTTCAGTATTACCAATTAACTGAAGAACTATCTAAAGTAACTAATGGCTGAAACCATTAAACCTAAAGATTTAAGCCCTAATTTCCTTAAAAAAATTGAGGATAAATACGGCCCTACCAGTTCAGACGATTTTTTTTCAGCCGACTTAGATACTTACTACAAAGCTGATGATCCTTCTGAAAGGGGAGAAGGTGGGGGTATTACCCATACTATAATTAAACTTCCCAGCTTTGCAGAATTATTTAAAGATTTAGATCAAGCTAAAGATAGCGCTAAAGCTTTATCTCGTAACCCTGAATTAAGAGGGGACACAGAATTTGCCCAGCAAGCAGATCAGATACAACAAACCTTTAATTCATTTAGAACTTTTTTTAGAAAAAATTATCCTGACCAATATTCTATGGTTAAAGCAGCAGTCCAAGAAATTAGTACTTCGGGTGCTGCTGGAGGGTTTTTAACTAAATATGCTTTTGGTAAAGCACCTAATTATTATACTAAAGTATTAGGATATAAACCTGTTAATCAAAAAGCACTTAGAAAAAAATCTAAGGGATTTGATTATGTTGATTTGTACAAAAAATGAATATGTATTACCATGAAAACACTCCAAGAACAATATAATTTAATTAAAGAGGGAAAAGGACACAAAGGTGTGTTTTTAAAGGAGGCAAAACGTTTGTTTCCTAATATTGTTCCTAATGCTGCTGGATTTAAACAAGCATCTAAGCTACTTAAACAGCGCAGTATAATTAGTGAAAATATTTTCCCACTAATGCCTTCTTCTGGACTAAATCCTTTTACTACTTTTGATAAGTTTGTAAATGAAGAAGTTAAGGCAACTGAAACAAAAACTACTAAAGAAGTAAACCAAGCCGAAACCGCAGGCTACGATTACAAAGATCCTAAAAATACTAATAATCAAATTTTTGACCAATATCTTAATGGTTTAAGATTTGAAATGGAAGAAAATGCTGAATTACTAGCAGATAATCCTTCTGAAGCTTTATTAAAAGCTAAAGATGTTGTAGCTAAAAATTTAGCTAAAGACCCTTTATACTACATGAAAAATGCAGCATTTGGTATTAAGGATTTAGGTTACACAGAACAAAAACCTCAAACTGAACCAACTGGAAAACATAAATCCTCCGGCTACGGAGACCTAAAAGAAAATAAAATGAACAAATCAACACAACTCAAAGAATTACTTGAAGAAGCTGTAGCTGGAATCCCATCTATTGGTAACCCATTTGCAGACCGTAAAACCGAAACTTACGAAGATAAGTTTGCTGCTTTCTTAGCTGAAGAAAAAAAAGAAGCTAATGAAGAAAAAGAGCCTGCTAAAGAAGAAAAGGAGCCCGCTAAAGAGGAGAAAGTAATGAAAAAAGAGGAGATGAAGCCTAAAAAAGAAGGCAAGAAAACACCTGCTGATGTAGTTAAAGAAGTCGAAAAAGTAGGTGAAATGGCTAAAGCTAAAGTAGCTATGCTC